CTCAACCTTAGTGGTATGTGCATCAATGAAACTTGTTCCGTCTGGTGAAATCATTTTCATAATTTACTCCTGGTTAAACTGCCACATCTGGAGATTGCTCCTGGACATAGTAGCTAGTTAAAAAAGTCAAAGTGGCAAAAGCTAAAGGAAGCTCGCCCTCTGCATTAAATTCAATTTCTGTGGATTCTATGTAGCAATCTTTAGCCTTCCCAGATAGGGAAGGATCCGCAGCTATTGCCTGCTCTACTTCTTTGCAAATAGTATCCAAAGTATCCTCAAAATTGGTGGCAGACTTAACATAGGCCTCAACAACTAGGTTCAACATTCTCTGTGATGTTCTGTTGGAACCAATTTCTAATGGCTCACTTTCTTCTGATTTCGTATAAATCAAAAGAGCTGGCAAATTGCCATCTTCCAGGGGATATACCCTGGAATCATAAACGTGACTAGTGGTTGTTGTTAGACCAGTCAATTGAGTTACAACCTGGTTTCTGATCTGCATCCTTACATGATCTGCCATTATTGTTCCTCTAATACTAGGGCTGCAAAACCCCTGTTGTCCTTCTGGACATTTATAATCTTGTAATTGCTAGCGGCTTTTAAAATATTGCCGTTGGCATCTTTGTAAGCACTAACCGCCAAAGTATCTCCAAAAGATACATTTGGAATGTTTAAAGTTGTCAAATAAGCAATAGGTTGTGATGCCTCAACCCCAACGCCATCATCTAGCTCTAAATATTCTTCATTTAAAATTAAATCAATAGATGTGCTTACTCCATTTTTGGTGTAGGTAGCAGCACGGCCATGACCAGTGCTAGTATCAAAATATGCGGCCATGTCTGCCTCTGTCTCATACCTAATTTGACTCACTACGCCACCTCTAAAATTAATGTAACCATTCCAACATTATCTGGCTGAACCTCAACCACTTTAAAGTTGGTAGCAGGCTTTAGCACTGTTCCTCTATCTGTGGTCACAGCATCAATTGTTAATAGATCTGCATGAGAAATATAAGGAGCATCGGTGGCTTTCATCGTTGCTCTGGGCTGGTAGCCATCTGCTGCAACAGTGTTGCCTTCAATCGCAAAGTAATCCTCATCCATCAAAATCTCAATATTTGAGCTGGCGCCAGAATCTATATCAAACCAGCTATTTATTTTTCCTGGTCTGGTATCCCATAAAGTGTCTTGGACTTCAAAGAAAGTAGCTGTAATTCCAAACCCAGTTGTTGAATTAACATAGGAGGAGAAATCAGCAGCACTTTCCAGAGCCACAATTAACTCTTAGCTCTTTTTTTTGGAGCTTTAACAGATTTATTTTTAAGCGGCTTATCTTTGTGGCTTACATCTTCTGCACTGCCGTTCGAAATAAATTGTCTGGCTTCAGCAGATGAAACTTCAACCACATCGCCTTCGTGTTTAGGTACACCTCTAATGTGCACTGTTTTTAAAATTCTAATATCCATAATTTTCCTTTAAAAGTGGGCAGCCAATAAAGGCTGCCCTGAACAATATCGCTAATTAAGCAATAATATCTTTGATAACTCCAAAGCCTGTATCGTGACGAATCGCAACATCTAAATCTTGGAAAAACGCTAAACGTGTTCCACCAGAAGTAGATAGTGAAGATGTGTCAACAACAACATCAACGCCACTCCAGAATCCAAGCATTACATTGCTGAAATCTCCAAAGATAGCTGCTGATAAAGCTGATCCAGTACCTTTGGCAAGGTTAGAAGGAACTAAAGTAGTTGAAGCTACGTTGTAGCCCAATATTTCGCTTGCAGCTTCCATGATGAAATTACCTTCAGCACCGCCACTTTGTTTTGCTATAGTTCTTAAAGCAGCAATGACTTTTGGGTTAGTCAAAAATGCTGGGTTTGATCCCATAGCATTTGAGACATCAACAGCCTTGATTAGCTCAACAATTTTTGCATAAGTAGGAGCAAGACCATTTGTGCCCATAGAAACTACGTTTCCAGAAGCAACGCCTGGCATAATTCCAGATGGCTCATTGGTTGCACCACCATTAATAGCAACGCTATCAATCTTTCTGGCAAACTGAGTGATGATGTCATTTCGTAGGACTGATTCAACAGAAGGATCTGATTGAAGCATTAGCTTTCTTGAACAATCAACGTAAGACGCCAAAGTTTTTGGAGTCATATTTATTTGCGCAAAAGTTGCAGCACCTTCGGTCGGAGCTCCACCTTCAGCAACAAACGCAGTGTTGGTTGTCTGAGCTGATAATTTAGGTATTGAAATATTACCTTTTAGACCAGTCATAACCCTTGCGCCCAACTCACCAATGCTCAATTTAGCGTATAAAGCTGAAATGAATTGATCTGAAAGATGCTCTGTACCAACCAAGAATCCACCAGCACTGTTTGGATTAACAGTTTGGTCTCTTTGTCCCCAGTTAAGATCTGAAGGCATATAAAAACCTCTAGCTTCTTTTCCAGTTCTGTTAGCAATTTCTTCTGAAAGCTCTCTCTCATAACCAGCTTTAGACCAGTCACCAGATGAAGCCGCGTTAACAGCTCTGATTAAAGAATATTGACCTCTTTCAGATTTGTTCAAGCCTAGGTTTGCAGGAGCAACTTCTAAAGGTTCAGAGTTAGAAATAGTATCTAATAATGCGCCTCTAAATTGCTCAATGTTCATTCCTTTAGCTACCGCATCATCACCCAAATCTCTTTGGCCGTGGTGTTTTGCAAGGTCAATGATTTCCTTGTTGTTTTTAAGCATTTCTGCTCTTACAGAATCAGATGCTTCATTTCTGATAGCATTTTCATCTATTTTATTTTCTTCTGACATTTTAATATCCTTAAAATTTAATTCTTGTTTATTTTGAGAACGTCCTACCCCAACAAATTGGCTATTGTCTGCACCTATGGCCACACTGCTAACCTCCATTGGAGTCCAGCTAGTAGCTCTATAGTGATCGCCTATAGTGTCATCGGTATCACGTTCCATTTTATTAATTCTGTAGCCAACACTAATATTCTGGCGAATACCATCTTTGACATCTTGAAAAATCTCCGAAGCAAGCTCACTTTTCCCAAAGCGAACTACAGCGTGTGTTCTTTTACGCTGCTCATCAATTTCAAATTTTTCCACTACGCCTATAACACGAGACATATCGTGATCAAGGAGAAACGGACTTCTTCCACTAGCTATAAACTCCATGTCTATAGATTCACTTTTATGGTCTAGGACTTCTAGGCCAAACGATCGAGAAACAGGCTGTTCGCTTGACACGCCAATTCTTACAGTTCTGTTTTCTTCGTCTATATAAGATGCTTTAGATAGATCAATAGTTCTATAAGCAAGTTCGCTTAGATCACCTCTATCCATCTCATCTTCTGTAATTTCAACTTCTACTTCTTCAGTTTCAACCTCTAAATTTTCTTCTGCAAGAAATTCCATTTTAGTTTCTTCTGGTTCAGCAATAGAAGTATCGCTTTTAATATTAATCATTACATTTCCTCGCTAGTTGTTATTAACTTCTTCATCTGATACAGCAATGTCTGCTGGAACAGGTTGTTTCTGGCCAAATGGTTGATAAGCACTCTTAATACCATATTGATCCATTAAATCTTTTTCCTTTTGATGCATTTCCATTAGTTCTTCAGCATCTCTGCCCTGTGAAGATGCAATATCAGAATATGTTGTGATGCCGTTTTGCAATCCAACCACATGAGCTTGGATTTCTTTTAATGGATCTATCCAAGACCATTCACGGCAAACGTAATTAGTTCCATTGAAGAATTTATCAAACTTTTCTTCTGGTAAGTTGATGGCACCAAACCCCAAAGACATCTCGAGCCACTTTCTAAATATTGGTTCCATCATGTGCTGAACCATAAACTGTTGGGATATCTGATACATAGCCCTATCCTCTAAAGCACCTTGCCTAATAGAGCTGTAATTTACTGAGGTAAGGTCATTTGTTAGCGAGTGATATGAAATGTTCAACCCAGAAGCTATCCCTCTTAGAACGCTTGTTGTGAATGAATCAAAAGCTGTTGATGGATGGCTTGGATCAAAGGTTTGGAACGTCATTCCTGCTGGCAGTTGTTCAAATGTTCCAGGTTCAGCAGACATCACAGGAGCATTTCCATGCCCTGTATCTTCATCTCCAACGTATGAATTGCCATCTGGTGAAACAAAGAAACCCATTTTACTAGCTGCAACTCTTGAGCTTGTAAGTTCACTTATAAGATATCCATTCAGCATTTTAATATTGGCCATAGAAGTCGCAATAGGTGATACGCCCCTTGTTTGCTCTGGTCTATCGCTTAAATAACAATGCATCATTTCATTGGCTGGGATTCTGATCCGCTTTCTAACATTTGAATAAAGCGTGTCATAGGGATGGTCTTTAAATAAGTAGTAGGCAACTGGACGATCATATTCATCCACCTCCACTCCCATTTTTATGGTGTTGCCATTGTTGGCTGTGTCGTTATAGTCCTCATCTAAGTGATCTGCTTCCCAAAAGCGAATCATATAACCAAATTTATTTGTGTTTGTTTTGATATGCTGAATAAGAATTTCTCCATCTCTATATAAAGTAGTAACAAAAAGTTTCTGTGCATCTAAAAAGCTCATTTTTCCATTAGCCACGCAAATTCCTTTGTGGCACCATTCTTTCCAAGCGGCCTCAATCTGTTGGTTTGCTCTCATATCTAAACTGCCATTATCGTCTCTGGCTTTTGAACTAATTCTAATACCAGACTTTCCAACAACATTGGAAACCATTAAGTTTAGATATCTAGCAACATAGGAATCATTTCTAGCTAATTCTCTGGCTCTGGCTCTTAATACCTTGAGGTTTGGTTGAATCTCTGAGTCTGCACTTGATGAAGTAGAGGAAAAGTCTGAGAATAATCTGCTTTTAGAGGCTCCTTGAAAAGTTCTTTGCTTTAAACTAATTTGCTTTTCTTCTCGCTTTCTTCTTCTTAAAATATTGTTATACCAAGCCATTAGAATTTCACCTCTATAGTATTTCCAGAAGCCAATCCATTTTTAACGCTAGATCTTTTCTTTTCAATTTCCCAGCGAGCCTCATAACTATCCCTAAAACTAAAAAGCTCATCAATAGACATTCTGGAAAGAGATCTATTAGCAATGCTCATAGAGCTTTGATCCATAGTTGCGCGGCCTTCAATAACAGCTGTAATAGAATCTAAAATAACCTTTGTGTGAGATCTAACAGCATCATCTATAATGCTTGAATAACCATCGGCAATAACGCTTTCTACATTATCTGAAGTTCTAACAATAATTGCTTCCCATTTGTAATCGCCTGCTGTTTGAGATGAAGTGCTGCTTACTTCAAAAATATAAGAATCATCACTTTCTGTTGCGTTAACAGTAAAGTTTGAGGCGGTGGATCCGCTTACTAGGTTGAACTTATACTTTAATGAGTAGGAAGTTAAAGGATAATCGCTTGCCAAATCGCTTTTTTTCCACGCCCAGTAGCCGCCTTTTTTTAGAATAGCTGGAACTTCACCAGGATAATTAGCTGAATCAAATACGTTGCTCAAGCAAAAACCTCAAATTTAAAAGATATATCTAAGGTTTAAGCTATGAGCCAATTTATAAAAGTCAATATTAACGTATGTTCTTTATAAATCTTTCCAGCTATTAGCAAAATTGGAGTTCGGCCTGTTGTTTCTTCTCATTAATGGGTTTGATTCGTCTTGTGGTTTTGGCTCTTTTGCCCCTGTGAGCAATCTTTCTTCAATGACATCAAAGTTTGGATTTAATAAATAAATAGCAGCGAAGTTATACACTAGCAAATCCAAAATCTCGTTTCTAGGCCTGATTTGCTTCCATGCCAATGCTTTGCGGCCACGAATCCATTTAGTTATTCGCTTCTCCGCTGTCAATTGTAAAAAAAACTCCTCATCTACATCTGCTGGAAAGTGCAGCGTAGTTTCATCTACTGGAGCATTCAACCTAGCAAAGATATTCTCTTTGGCTGTGTCTGTGCCAACTGAATACAAAACATTCTGCAATTTACCAACATAAGTTGGCTTGCTAACTATTGGCTTTCCTGGAACACTTGCTCCTTTAATAGCAAATATTCTTCTTCCTTGTCTGGGCTTGGTAAAAGAATAAACTCTTTGAGTGTGATGGCCGCCTGAGTCAATACAAGTTGATGATATCGAAATAACCCTTCCTGATTCAGTTTTAAACCTACTTTTTAAATACACGTCTAATTCATTCCAAACATTCACTGCATTGGGATCTCCCCAGAATACCTTATGCTCAATTACCCATGATTGATAGTTATGCCCCCATCCCACAGTCATAGCTTCAAGACGATCTTTCTGGCAATCAACTGCACAAGTTGCAACCAAGATATCCTCTGGAAGCGTAAGGCCGTCATAATTAAGCCTTCTAGTTAATAACCCTTCATGCTCAACACCATCACCTTGTTCTTCCCATGACTCGCCAAGAGAAGTGTTTATAAATGTTTTTAAAGTCTCTGGGTTCTTTTTAGCTTCAAGAAACGCAAAAGCCATATCAGCCCAGGTTGACCAAACGCTGTAAAGCTCTGAGATGTGGAATCCTGCTGTTTTGTTAATTTCATTTGTAGATATCCACTCTCCATTGTTTATCATCCATTGTTTGCTTGATTCCTCAATCAATGAACCGCAATCCTCGCAAGCATAAACTGCTGTATCTGGTTTATCCTCATCCCATACTAAGTTTTTCCATTTCAACACTTGTTTATAATTACACTCTGGGCAAGGCACGTTGTAATATCTTTTGTCTGAT